GGCACTTCAGTTGTTTCGACTTCGTTATCATTAAGCTTTGTTTCAATGATAAACATACCATCATTCGAAGCACTACCAGAAATCCAAAAGTGATCGCCTGCAATCAAGTCAGCAAACGCATTAGAAGCGCCTGAATCAATACCTGTGGCGCTAAAGCTAATATCTGAGCCAGTCACGTCAGTTAAAGTCTCATCGCCGTGAATGGCTTTCTTGAATAACTGCCAATCACCCTGCTTGTATTCGCTTTCGCCGTCCATTTGAGACTCAGAGCCAGTTTTAACTTGTTCAGGCGCCTGACCTGAATCGTCAATAATAGCCGAAGTTTCATAAGTAACAGTCTCAACAGGAGCGCCACCAGTGCGAAAAAACTCATCAAAGACTAGATTAGTCGTATCGCTTTTAGCTGTTTGCGGTGCAATGAAAACACTAATTGCATTTGCGCGTATATTATCGTTAGCCATATTTACATACCTTCTGTGTAAAAATTAATATTAAGTTGTAAGCGTAACCAAGGTTTTTCGTCAGGCAGTGGATTTAATTCCACATTCATCGTTTTAACATTGGAAAACACTTCATTTTCAAATAACACGCGCAATTGCTTAGCTGTGTCATACATTGAATTAATACCTGAATCGTCAGGGTAAAATAAATCAATTGTGTAAAATCCCTCAGTGCGCTTCCACTTGCAAGGGTCTTGAATCTCATCAAGTACGGTTATTGTATCACGCATCCAAGGTGAATTATCAGGTGTTGTAAACCTACCCGAACCACCGTACCACTTAACAGGAATGTCAATGGAGTTATCAGCTATAAACGTTGCAAGCCTAACTTGTAGCGCCTTTGCTGCGTCACCAAAATCATAATTAATCATAATGTACCGCTATTTATATTTACTTCCGCTCGTCTTGCGGCAGTTTCGACAAAGAATTGTGGCGCCTGTTTTGATGTACCATTGTTAAGCGGTACAGCATAAGGCAAGTTATTACTAAACCAAATAACGCTATTTACATTAATCGGATTGAATTTGACCTCAGCTTCATTCTTTGCCAAAACAGCAGAGAAGTTAACAGCGCCAGTCGTAGAGCTATCAGGTGAATTAAATCCCACTGTCCAATTAGATCTAAACCTACCTGTGTCAACAGGGCTGGCAAATGTAATTAAGCGTAGGAAATCAAGCCCAGCACTTCGCATTGCATCAACAACGTAATCACTTAGCTCATCTTCAATATCTAATTCTTTCTCGTTACTGTAAGCCATTAGCGGTATTTTCCATAGATAGTGTAAACAGCATCAACAGCATCAACTTCAACTTTAACAATAGTGCAGTCCTGCATACCTAAACTTACATCAGTTACTGGGTCGAGTTTATCAACTTTGATTTCACAGTTGTCATTACGCACCTGGAAGCTTTCGCCACTAGTATCATCAACAACCTCTACACAACGCTTTTTAATAACAAATTCAGCATCGCGGATAGACTCGCTAGCAATATCGGACTTAGTGAGGCTTGTTAATATACATAAGCCTGTGTGAGTTGATACAACGCCGCCCGTTTCTGTAACTGGGTCATAAGCGCCGTTTTCAGTAATAACAATACTGCGCCTAACACCCGCAAAAGCGCCATTCATTAAATTGTCAGATAATGAGCGCCCAAAGTCGCGATTAATTGCCATTATGAATACCCCTTAACGACAGTACGCCCACCAAATAAGCCACCTAATGCTCGTGTAGTTAACGGCTCAAGTGTTGCGATTGCTAACTGTAAAGCTGAATTAGTTTCGTTAGAGTCAAGCGCCGAACCTTCAAAAAACTCTTGTGAGCCAACACCTTCCAACTCTTCTTTTTTAATCGCACCCGTAGTACTTCCGATAGTTGGCAATAAAATACTTGATTGCTCATTAGCAAAAGCCGCTAAAACCTGCGCTTCAATTAATTCAACTGGTATAGAGTTTTCATCAATTAGATTGCCGCGAATGTAAACTGGCTTGCGTGGATAGATACCCGTTTGCGTTGTTGCAGTATCAATATCACTAAGGCGCTTACCTTGCAGTTGTGACTCTTGCACATTAAGCCACTTGTAAGCCGCTTTTAAGGCCGTTTCAACGTTACCACTAAAGCTTATGCCGTAAGACTCCGCCACGCTCTCAGCGTCCGCTACAGTGATATAGCTGTTAGCGTCTGCTACTTGATTTCCTGTTTCAATTATTAAAGCCATTGTTAGCCCTCTTAGTTAATAACTGTAGTATAGCGCTTAATTTATATTGATTAAAGTTTAACTAGCCAACTGGTCGGAGCAGTGTTTTTAAAAAGCCGTGATACAGTGTGTGCAAGTTAAATTAAAGGGGCGAATAATGCAATACGATGACGGTAAATACATGACAGAGCATAAAACTAGCAAGGCAATGAGCAGCAAGCCATTGAATCGAGCTTCAAATAAAACTCAGTCAATTATGGAATTGGCAAATAAGCGCAAGAAAGAGCCTTTAGTGATTAGGCGTAGAAGTAGTGGCGATGAATCTCGCTTTATGGGGTGTTGATATGGTTGAATTAAACCACACAAACTTATGCGGAAGTAAGGCGCCAAGAGTCGGAGATATACTTGTTATACAAACAAAAAAGAGCAAGGATGAAAAGATATTAGCATCAGTAAAGGATGTGGTTAACGGTAATGAAGTTATATTGCAGAAGTCGATAAACAGCTTTTATAATCATGACATGTACTACGCTGGCGAGTCTTGGGTTTGTCGCGTATGGAATCTAGGAAATATAAGCTTAACGGCATCAACTAACAGTAGGAAACAATTTGCCGATAAGTAAAACAAAGCCCCAATTAAGGGGCTTTTCACTATCCTGCCGTTGTCTTTGTGACCAATAACGTTAAGTCGTAAATGGATAAATTTCCATCTACAGCTTCAACATTAATTAACCCACCATTAGCTATGAAGTTATCACGCGCAAACATATCCAAGTCTATTGTGTAAAACTCAAACTGATTGCTACCTCTTACCATTCTAACCGGCTTTTTAGCTATCACATTAGAGCCATCACCCGCAGCGCTAATATCCATTTCAACACTAAACGCCCCGTTATTGTTAGATGATGCAGCCCAAAAACCTATACGGCATGAGTATGTATCACCTTTGCTCTGTGGTGTCATTCTACCGCCCGTAAAGAAGGTGGTGGCACCAAATGGTAAGTAATCCTCAAATAGCACAGTATCAAAGTCTAGCGGCGTTTTATTGCCTTGGCTCGTTACAATCGGAGTACCTACAGTGCCGTTACTCGATGAGTAATAACCGTGACCCGTCAATCCTTTTGCAACATTGCGGATTACTTCATCAGTAGAGCCGCCTGATTGCAAAGCCTGTAGTATTTGATCTAAATATTCGTTTCTAGTTTCCATATGAACCTCTGTTAAATTAATACGCTTGTGCTTATTCCTGATTTAAAGGTCATTTACTGCTCCTGCTAACTTACTGGTTAAAGTAATTCTGGATCTTCATACTTTGATGCGTTGACAATCATATTGCTATAATCTTGCCCTAACTTCCTAGTAAAAAAATCATTTGGATGAGTGCTATCAGCCATCCAGCCATTATTAACAAAAGTGCTATAATCACCCCACAAGGATGGGGTATCATAGATATCACAATTAAATTGCGTGGCTACATTTATATAATTCTGCCTGTATTGCAGAGTTGCCTCAGTTGAATTGTAGTTTGGTATAACTATATACGACTTGATATTTTTTGATGTTATCAAGTTAATTGCCCCACTCAAATTACTCTCAAAAACTTCAGGGGTCGAAGTTCCTGTATCATTTGTACCAGCGTTAAATATGGAGTGCGTTACACCGCAATAATCTAGGAAATCACCCCTTACAGACTCACTGACTTTCACATAGTCAGATAACTTCCTCCCAGCCCTAGCGTCGTTAACAATTACAGGTGCTTTATCGCCTGTTAAAATCAAACATCCGTGTATCTGAACATCACCTGACACATCGTTAATTCTTAAATTGTAACCCACATTGTTTATTGTGCCAGGCTCAACCGGAACATCATCACGATAAAGTGAAACGTCTACATATTGAAGTGACTCAACGCCTGAAGTGTCAACCTCAGTATATGACTGACCGTATGTTGGCTGATCAATATTAAAGGTTCCACCGCCGGGGTGCTGCCTGTAAAATAAACGAATTTTGGTATATTTAAACCCTATATTTACACCAAAACCATTGCCAGTGGGGTTTTGAGTACCATCATAATAAAAACCAAGTCCATTAATTGAGTTTATTCTTCTCTCATCGCTCCAGTCTGATATGCTATCGACCCAGCTTCGCCCAGACCCAAGAGAATAAACTGAACAAAGATTGTAACTGTAGTCATCAGGTGCAAATTCCATAAATGATGCGAAGGGTAGGTACAACCCACCAAAACCTCTAACACCTCTCATAAAATTCTGCATATAGCCGTTAAATGAACTATCTCCAGAACCGCCAGACGTTAACGAATCTATACCTATTAATATTACTGCATCATTAGACTCTATCAACCCATTAATATTATCTTTAATTAACTCAGTAGTGTAATTATCACCGCATATCATCTTTTCTAAAGGCATGTTATTAACTCCTCATTGCATTCTATTAAAGTGTCTGAGCAAGTAACCATGCCCGTTGTTTTGTTGTACCAGCTTACGCCGCTTACAGCATCAAGCCAATCTTTTAAAAGTAAGTTTCTGTTATTGCGGTCTGTTATTGTACCGCCTGAAGCAGTGACAATATCCGCTAATAAATCATTTCTCATATTAACCTCACAAAAAAGCCCCACGCATGGTGAGGCTTTTGTTTAACTAGCTTAAAGCCTACTTAGCTTTAGTAGCACCAAGTGCAACAGCTTTTTTAACGTAGTAATCTTCGCCTGATACAGTCATACCAGAAAGATTAACCGTTGCCATTGACACAGGAGTAAGCTTGTATTCTTTCTTGCCATCAGTTGCAGTTAAAACAACATCAGAGAATTTAAATACTTTAGCCATTTTAAAGCTCCTTATAAAGTAGTTACAACAACGCCAGCTGTATCTTTAAGACCTAAGTCAGTGATACGAGTCCAGTTGGCAGGCGTAGCTAATGCAGTGTCATTAGGCTTAACAACGCTTGGAGAGAAAGAGTAACCTTTCAGACCTAGCATGAATGAGCCTTCTGATTTAAGAAGTTGCTTAGCGTTTTCTTCTTCTAACGTAGTTACGTTGTACGAGCGGAAGTCACCTTGGTCTTGCACAGATAAAGCGCCAGCAACTAAACCAAGCTGGATGTAGTTTTCAGTACCAGCATTATCAAAGTGTAGCGCGTCCGAGTCAGTCATAATTAACGGACGGCCATGACCATCAGAAACAACACGGATAGTACCAAAATCAAACAGGTCGTTAGAGTTACCAACAGCATTGCCCCAAATGTCAGTTTGTGACTTAGAGTGCATAACCCAAGCAACGATAGCAGATTGACGGTCACCAAACTTGCCAGCACCTTGAACTAAGCTAGATAATGAAGCAACACCCGCAGTACCATCGTAGTTAATATCCGCATCATCCATTGCCGCTACAGCAGAGAATAAAACAGAGTTAAGCATATACTGCATTGCACCGGCTGCGATATCTTCACCAAATAGACGGCCA